CGGTATCGTCGTGAAAGGCGACGATGGCAAGCAACATACCTTTTATGTTGTCAACAAGGAGGGCGACCGAAACTGGACGTACATACCGCCCAATGAGCCAGCCGACCTGATAGACAGCGAGTTTATTCCATCTTACAAGAAGTTGGGCAGGGAGCGGTTCATCCGTGTCGTGCAGGCCAACAACCGAGCCGACCACGCCGAACTGAAGAAAGCACTCAAGGCCGAGGAGTTTCGCCTGCGGTCAGAACGTATCAAGGAGATGGCTGCGATGGAGGCGAAGCGGAAGCTGGCGAATCCCTCGCTCTTCCCCGAGGAAGACTGAAACTGAGAAAATATTAACCAACATAAAAAGAAAGAAAATAATGAGAACATTAAAGCAATTTCAAGACGAGGTTCTTGCACCGTTGCGAAAGGAGCGGGAGGACAATATTGAAAAGAAAACCAACGAACAGACTCAACAACTTGCCAAGCTATAGTGTGAACTTGATAGTTTACGAGATGACCTGCTTGAGTTTAAGTTGAAGCAACATGCCTCGTTGGCTGCGTTTAGAAATAAGCAAACGGCAAGGCGCACAGAGATTAACGAGCAGATTTTTGCTTTACGATACAAAATCAAACATAATCGCGTCCTCATCAACGAGGAACACCAGAATAAGTTAGGTCTTGCTTTTGCTGAATACAACCGTGAACGGCGCGAAGCAGGGCTCTTGCCTATCGGCTTTGATATGCAGCCGAAGCGCCATCCCGACGATCCAAACTCTGTTAGTGCCAAGATAATAGAAAATGAGACGGAAACCGAGACACCCCAACATTAAGCATAAAACATCAATAAACATCAAATGAAGAAAATATTTAAAACCATCAGTGCCAGTTTAGTAACAGCTCTGATAGTATTTGCTGCGATTTTGACCGCCGTAGTTTTACTCGAAATGTTCGTAGTGAAGCTTTTCCCCGACGTGAGCTTGCCGATATACCGTGCATGCTGCGTGGCAATATTCACAGTGTTGTTTGTCATCATCTTCGGGTTGGGTATCATCAAGTTCGCCGTTTCCCGCCTGTCTCGTTTCCTGAACAAGAGTGACGATAATCAAAACGGCGATTCTGCCGGGGAATATGTAAAAAATGAGCTTGACGAGACGAAGAAAGAACTGGAACGTCGACTTCACGAGCGTTATCTGATAGAACTTAGAGGTTTTATGAATGCTATGCAGACATATACGTTTGATCCTTTCGAGAAGGTGCTGGTCCGCGACTTCCGAAACTCCGAGTGGCGTGCTGCCATCTTCGCTTGGCATGACGACCGTGAGGACCATTATCCTTTCCGCATCACTGACAACGAAGGTTACAGCTATTGCTTGCCATACAACTATATCACCGCCCGACTCGTCAATACCACCCTGTCGCTTGAGGAGCTATTGGAGCAGAAAGAGAAGGAGTACCAGGAACTGAACAAGGATAAACCCAAGGCTGGCGACTTTGGGAATAAAGAAAGTGAGGACTAACATCAAGAACGCCCTCCCTGTTTACGTCTTCAGTCAAAACAACAAAAAATAATTTAATCAAAAAATATTTCAAATAATGGTAACAAATATCGGAAAGAAAGTAATCATCCGCGGCAGCAAAAGCGGAGTGGAGTACGGAACACTTGTATCATGCTGTGGAAGTGAGGTGACACTTCATAATGCTCGCCGCATCTGGTATTGGGAAGGAGCAGCTTCTTTGTCTCAGCTTGCCAAGGACGGAACAGCTATACCTGAAAAATGTAAGTTTACGGTATCTGTAGACAGTATCACAATTCTTGATGCTATTGAGATTATCCCTTGCACGGATAAGGCAATCAAATCCATCGAGGAGGTAAAAGAATGGAAATGTTAGAAGACAAGATTAGAGAGTTTCTTGTTGTTAGTGCTGGCTATGGCTGTGGTTCTGCTCCTGGTGCTGGCTCTGACTTTTGCCGTCTTTACTATGGCAGGGGTTCTGGTGATTGTGCTGGCTATGACGAAGGCATGGGCTATGGCAGGGGGTCTGGTATTGGCAAGGGCAGGGGCAATGGCATGAGCTGTAGAATAGACTATAGTGATGATGCTGATAATAACCATTATAATGGCTATGGCTATAGTGATGGCAGTGGTATTGGCTGTGGCAGATCTTGTTTGGTTAAAGAGATAAACGGAAACATAGTCTATATGATTGATGAAACGCCTACAATTATTACATCTGTACGTAATAATATAGCGAAAGGCTTCATCGTTAAAAGCGACCTACAATTTGAACCTTGCTATATTGTCAAAGAGAACAATCAATTTGCTCATGGCTTCACTCTAAAAGTTGCTTTCATGTCTCTTCAGGAAAAGCTGTACGACGACAGCACCGAAGAGGAACGAATCGAAGCTTTCAAGAAGCAGTTTCCTGAGTACGATGTTAAGTATAACAACAGAGATTTGTTCGTCTATCACCACGTGCTTACCGGCTCCTGTCGAATGGGCAGAGAAGCTTTTATGTCAAACAAAGGGTTATCCCTTGATGGTAAGACATCTGTTCGCGAGTTCGTTAAATTAACGCAAGATGCCTATGGCGGTGATATTATCAAGAAGTTGCCAGAGGCATACGGAAATTAAGTAATTAACCGCCCTTGGGCATGAAATAGAATAACAATGAATAATGAACAATTAGAACGTGCTAATCTTTTAGCTAAAAGTTTAATTCCAAAAGCGGAAAGGCTAACAATGCCAGAAACTGCTGGTAAGATAGCACTTGGAGAGTGTCTTGATGGTTTGCTCAAATGTGACAAAGAGTTCAACGCTAAATTCTCGCAACTTGTATCAGAAACAGAACAGAGATTTCGGAAAGAGTTTGATGAGCTTTAGTAACTAACCATCCCTTATGGGAGAATGGATAGGAAGAATATAAAAAGATTAATTATGGATAGAAATCAAGCAAAAGATTTTTCTCCTATCCTGCAGGCTTTTGCTGAAGGAAAGGAAATTGAGTGTAGAAATGAACCGGATTCTATAAAAGGTTTAGGTCTTCCGAATGATTGGACTAATGTAACAGATTTGTTTTTTATGAAAGGTATGGAATACCGCATTAAGTCGGAGTCCCAGTATCGCCCATTTGCAAACGCAGAAGAGTGCTGGCAGGAAATGCAAAAACATCAACCGTTTGGATATACGTATGATAGGCTTAATAATATAAGAGACAGTATCACAAAGGTGGCTACCACTGGCGTTTCGTATGATTCGCCAACTGTTATATCTTTCGCAGAGATTTTCGGTAGATTTGTTTTTGCTGACGGAGTTCCTTTTGGCGTAAAAGTTGAATAGTATGGCGTATTGTTTGTGTGATTTTTGTGATTACAAGGATAAGTGTAAGTTCTATCGAAAGGTAGTTGCTTGTTCTTATATGAAAGAGGAGGATTAGTTTTGGATAAAAAAGTTAAAGAAGCATTGGGTAGCGCAAGCTACTTTACATATCACTGGAGGCAGTACTCTTTCGAGCAGCTTGAAAAAGAAATGGTCAGAGTATGCGGGTTGTGCAATAAGGCGTTAGGTATTCCTAAAAATGACAGCATTACTGACTTTGAGCGAGGTCAGTGGTCAGTCATTCAGAACGTTATTAGTTTCGTCCAGGACTACCAGATAGCTGCAGAACTCTGTAGAGAAGCTGGGTTTGGCTACAAAAAGATAGCAGAGTTGCAGAAAGATTGCGGAAATAATTTAAAAGAAGACGTTAATAACTTCATTAAAGAAAGCAAGATCAGCGGTACTTCTTTAAAGTTGGAGGAATAGCGTATGAAGAAAGAAGAACGGCTTTGCGTTTACAAAATGTATGATGGTCATTGTGCTTATTGTGGAAAATCAATTAAGTACGAGGACATGCAGGTCGATCATATTGTTCCCAAAAATAGAGGTCATTACTCTCGTTGGAGTGCTAAGGATGGAAAATTTATAGTTTCCCATGGTGAAGATAAATCAGCAACTATATGCCTTCTTGCCGTGCCTGTAATTTTCGCAAACGTGATATGAGCGTTGAACAGTTCAGAAATGCCATCAAGCAACAGGCTGAAGGGTTGTTGAGAGGTGCAGCTAAATTCCAAGTAAACATGAGTATTGCATACGGTTTACTTATTCCTGCATTTGATGCCCCTGTAGTGTTCTATTTTGAGAAGTTAAAAATAAATGATTAGCGTATGAAAACAGAAGAATATGTAAGCACCATCAAAAACATGCAGGCATTCTGCAATTTGGTGCAAGGTTTTTTTCCAGATCAATACAAGTTCGTGTGTATGCAGCATGGCATTTCGGAGCGTGAGGCGATGAACATGTATGGCTATTTGCGCAAGGTGGCTTCCGGGCAGTATTGGTGTATCAACGATAAATCTGACGACTATTTTTACACTATGATAAGTATGGCGCAGGAAGCTCGCAAATTACAGACGCTGAATAGTCTTGTCAAAGTTACCTCTGCCTCTGGTGCGTATGGAAAATCAAGAATCCTTGCCATATTTAAAAAAGGTGATGAATGTGTCCAGAAGGAGTTTGATCTGCAATGTCAGGCTTCGTTTATCGAGATAGCCGAGATGATAAAGAATGGCTATGTATTGATGACTACCGCCCGACAGGTAGATTATGTTGATGCCAGGGAGTATGTAGGCGAGAATGAAGGCAAGAAATCACATATCCCTATCTACGATGGCGATGTGATGCTCTGCTATATAAGGAGGCCGGAATTTTGGAGTTCGGATTATGAGAACAGCGGTCTGTATCTCTGTCAGAATGGTGGTTATCATCGTCTAATCTATACTCCTGGCAAAGGTTACGTAAGACACGGCGAGCCTGATACCGATGAGGAATTTGAATTGGAAATTGAAGATAAAGCCTTCAGCAGTTACGTAATGACTATCAGTCAAAAGTGGTATAAGCTTGGTAACATTCATGCCAGCATCGGGTTCTTGATTGAAAAGCCGAAAGATAAAGAAGAGTAGCGTATGAAAACAGAAAAGGTTCTTACCCTCACAGTCAGCAAGCAATGGTTCGACATGATTGTGGCTGGCGAAAAGACTGAGGAGTATCGGATAATTAAAGACTTTTGGATGAGTCGCCTTCTCCTTATCAAGGATGAGGAATGCAAAGATTTCGATAAGTACGATAAGCTTCATATCGGTAAGACTTTTGAGATGCTTATAGACATCGATACCATCAAGGAGAAACTGAATAATGGTACAATGAAGTTCGTACCATTCACTCACGTTCTCTTCAAGAACGGATACTATGACGATAGTCCAAAGGTAGAAAAGGAGATAGAAAGCATCACTATCGGTAAGCCAAAGAAGGGCTTATGTCCCGACAAGTGGCTCGATACCGAGTTCTTCATCATAAAATTCAAATAACTGTATTCACAAAAATATAGAGGACAATGAAGATACATAAAGGAAGACAATACATCGTGACCGTTAATTCGGAATATATCCGTTATTTGTATGAGCAGCAGACTGGTGAGAAGAAATCGCAAATCGAGATTCTCAGCGCTGTAGTGGATACTATAGACGATTTTCTTGAAGGCAATATAAAGAGGGTTGTCCGTTTTATCATGCCCGATGGGTCGCCATCATTTACCATTACGCCACTGGTGCAGTACAATTTGCAAGAACGACGCAAGGCGAAGCGAAGAAAGAGATAAAATTCCAACACCTATGAGCTTTAACAACACCAAGACACCCAACAAGCCCACCACTCCAGCCAAGTGGCAGATACCTACGCGACCGAAATACAAAGCTGGCAAAGATGAGTATTACCTTGAAGGCGAGCTGAAGGAGCGTTTCTGCAAGCTCTTCCCCAAGAACTCCAACCGCCGCATGATGACGTGGTTCGGCATCGGCTTTTCCACCCTGCAACGCTTCAAGCGCGAGTTAGGGCTTGAGAAGGACATGAAGGCCATCCGCAAGCAGCAAGCCAAGGATACGAAGAAGATTTGTGAGCGCAGCGGCTATTACGACTCGCTCCGTGGTAAGGCTCCCTCCGAGGCTTGTATAGAAGCCATACGCCGACGCCATGCCGCAGGTTTCTGCCCAGTAAAGCAACTCAAAGCCAACAATCCGCGGAAATACAAGCGAATGTTGCGCAAGAAGAGCGAGCAGTGCAAGGAGTTATGGCACAAGGAGCGCCGGCGTGCCTTCTACGGACTGGAGCGCAAGACCCGCCTTCGTGTTCCCACCATTCCGCTATCATACAAGGCTTCGGCTCAGAAACATGCTATGATACGCCAGTGCAACTACTTTGCCGACCCATTAGGCGACCCTCACGTTATCTGCTACGACAGCGAGACACGGCGGTCAGCACGACGCGAGGCAACGGCTGCAAGGCATGGGTTGAAGGTAGTGGAAGCGGATGAATGAACTTTTGTAATAATAGAATATAACAGAATAGAATATATGGTGAATACATTATTGATGATTTTTAGTGTCGCAAGCATATCACTTGTTGCTATAGCAGGCATAGCATGTGGTGCAGCCCTCGTGTTCTGCATCATACGTTTTGTACTCGGGGTGTTGCTTACTGGTAGAGGGCAACCGACCTTGGAAAAGACAATCTATGAAAGTCGTTATTTTCCGTTTTGTTCTATGGAAATTGAGGATGGGCGTATTTATGAGATATTATCATCTTCCAGTTCCGAAATCCGCATTGCGTGTGCTGAGAGATATAAAGCCGAAGAAAAAAGACTCTACTGCTACGCCTATCTGTCGATACTTCCGAGTGGCGTGTATAATTTGTACGTCCGCGACCTTCGCGATACGATAAGGCTTAAAGACTTTGTTATGAGCCATCACTTAAATATTATCTTCGACCGAAACCCCACCATCTTTCTTTGGGGCAATGAATCTCTGTCGCCCTTTATTCCTCTCAGAGACTATCTGGATTTTAGTCGCTGCTTGAAAAAAGCAGGGTGTCAATGGAATATAGAGCAGGGCGACCTTCAGCGACTGGGCGATTACACCTACAAGATGACGAAAAAGAAAAGACGATGGTTGAAGTTAATAGAAGTGGCAGGAGAAGTTGAACATAAAGATAAATGATAAAGTTATGGGAAAATTCGCAACTCGCAGAGTACTAAAATCTCTCTTATCCCGCGCTGGAGTTTCCTTATATCGCCATCAACTCGATGGAGCTTCCTACCAGTATTATGCAGGTGGTTATGTTGTGAACGGATATTTAGGACGAAGTTTTTCTATGTCTGAACTGAAATACGAGATGCAGAAGGGCTTGATCTTCTCGCTGAAATACGGAGAGCAAAAAACTGCACAATACAACGATGGAACTACCATTATATGTTACAGTGAGCCCCAAGCACCCTTACCGTTATCTCATCCAGTATGCGATTCCTACGGTTTTATATATACCCTTGGCGATATTGAATACGATGAGCAGTTGCAGAACTGGATAAATTCTGAAAGACAACTTAAAGAGGGCCTTACAGGAAAAAGAAAAGTCTAACCTGGAATAAAAAGAATAGAGACAATGAAACATAAGGAATGGAAAAATAGTGTTGCAGATGCAAGGCGTTATAGAGAGTTGGTAGCTAAAAACGAGGCGATGAAACTAAAAATACGTCGTTTTACCAGAGGCTATAACAGGGTAGTAAAAAAGCTCCGTAATCTGGAAGAAAAGCATAAGGATGTGTTATTGGAACTGGACAAGAAGACGACTAATTTCACGAAATTGCATAAAGCTTACTCCAACATCTGCAATGCTAACATGGCGCAAGGACGTGAGACCGACAACCTCAGAAAAGAGCTTGTCAAATTGCGAAGCGAGAACGTGAAATTAAAGCAAGAGCGCAACACACTTATCGACTTGCTTGAGGAAAAAGGATTCACTCTCGTCAAGAACACCGAATGTCCTCACGATATGGTGGAGACTGGAGAGCCATTCTGCAAAGAAAATCCCGAAACAGTAAGAGTGGATAGCTGTGCATGTTGGAATTGTGAAAATTTCTGCCTCCGACTGGGGGACAGGGGCAAGATAGTTTGCAAGGAAGGACAAAAACAGAAGCGGATGAATGATTGATATTTTGAATAATGACCCACATCTACATTTCCGTGCATCCCGTTAGCCATCGGCTCGAATGGCGAGGATGGGGGGG